ACCTGTTACTGGTGATTATTGGGCAGACACTACTGAATCAACAGAAGAGCCTAGTCTCAAGATGTACAACGGTACAACTTGGGTTCCTGTTGGTGGTGGAGGTGGTGTCGAGCCTGGTATTGATCCTCCGACGGATCCTGAAAACGGAGATCTCTGGGTTGATACTTCTAAGTGTCCACCTGAACTCAAAGTTTATGTTGACTGTGGTGGCTTTGATCCTGGCTGGGAAAACATCAGTGGTGGTGACGGTTCTTCACCTTGTCGTGTGAAATCTGAGAATGTTATCTACACAGGTCAAGGTGGTACAGGTACTGAAGCTGATCCATATATTGTTACTCCTGCAGAGACGTTTATTAACGGTAATGTTCAGTCCGATCAGATTAGTTTTGTCGGGTTGACTGATTCGTGCTCTCTATCTTGGGTAGACGAAAACTCTTCAACTAACGGTGTTAGATTTAGTCAAACTACTATTCAACTTAACTCTGAAGGTCAGGGTACAGTTCGTCTGAGATTCTCTGACACCCCTGCTTCTGAAATTACTGAAGATACTGACTTTATTGGTCTACTTAAAGTTGGTTCAGTATATTTCCGTTGGACTGTTACTGTACAAAACTTAGGTATCCTTGCTCCTACAATTAACTCTATTGTTGGAAGTGATGGTGTCACCTATACAGCGCCTACTTCTCCTTCCTATTTAACTTCAGATACTACTGCTGCTGTCGTTTATAGCGGTGACAATGCTGCTGCTATGGATGGTAGCGTTACTGATGTATCACCTATTCTTACACCTTCTGAAGGTAGTCCCCCAGTTGGATCTAATTTGACTGTTAGTATTACTGCTGACGGTACAAATACACGTGTAACTATCGTTACTGCTGGAACTGGCTATAACTTCGATGAAGCCTTGTACTTTGATCTTACTTCTATTGGCGGTGGAGCTGAGGAAGAATTTAGGATATACCAGCAACCTGCAGTAGCTATTAACTTTGCTGCTGTCGTCACTGCTTTTGAGTCGGTTAATGCTGGTGCATTTAATAGACAGATTTGGGAATTCTCACCAGTAGAAGATTTCTTTACTGATGTAACTACTGTTAGTTCTACTGTTGATACCACTACTCCTGAAATCGTTCATAACCAACCAACTAGTACTGTGTTCTACGCACGATTCCGTTATGAATCTGATTTAGAAGTAGACGGTGAATTAATGCTATCTCCTTGGAGTCCTACTGTACGTTCATTCCGAGAGCCTGCTTCTGCAATTGGTTTGTGGGCAAGGATTAATGCTACTGAAGATAGCGGTAATAATATTCGCATCTTCAAATCACCTGAACTTTCTTTTACTCCTGAACCTCATACCTGGATATCCTTTGGTATTGGTACGTCACGTTGTGGTAGACACGAACGGGGTAATAACAACAGTGGTTGCATTGAGAAAACCTACTATGGTTCTGATGCAAAATTCAGCTGGTATCTTTATGTTAGACAACCTGTTGTTTTTGAGATCACTAATGTCGGACCCAACGGTGAAGTAATTGATGTACGTATCGCTGTTCCTGGTAGGGGAGTTGACGAGTATTGGTTGACACGTTCTGTACGAGTTAATGACACCGAAGCAAACCACGAGGATACTTGTACTACTAGCGGTGATGGTACTAATTTCAGATTTTTCCTCATAAGAGATGGAGACGGTAACACTGATATAGGTACTATTGAAAACGCAGGTACTGGTTTTGCGGTTGGCGATACAGTGACATTCCATAATAACTTACCTCACCATGAGGGAACGCTTACTCAAGTCAATCGTACTAATGGCTATCGCACTCATGTTGTTCTTGAAGAAGATGGCACTGAAACTGAATTCATTCCTGTTGAGCCTATTGCATCAGGTAGAGCTTATGACGAAGTCAATGATATGTTGTTAATGGGTCTTGGTGGCGGTGGTGGTAACTACACACGAAATTGTGATGGTCAGAAAACTTTCCCTGGTGCACCACCTCCAAAAGGTTATGACTCCGTCATGGGTCCAAAGGTTCCTATTTCTTGTTCAAACCTAGGTGGTGCGGATGGTGCGCCGTCCGGTAACACTGTCAATACAATACATGGTGGTCAACGAGATTGCGGATGTAGTTCAGGTGGTGGGCACAATGCCACAACATACACAGGTGGTAGTGAAGGTGGTAGAGCTGGTGGTAGTTATCGTGATTCCATTCTTGATGGTTACGATGCAACATCTGAAAATGCTCTAAGTCAACCGTTGTTGTTCTATCCAAAAGGTTATAACGGACCTTCTCTCTCGCTACCTAATACCAAACGTTATCATTATCGGATCTCTTAATCATGCAGTGTACTTGGTTTAATACAGATACTAAATCTATTGAAAATCTCACCTCTCTGCGACTGAAGTTTGGCACAATGCCATCTGAATCTACTCTCAGGTCTAGAGGATATAAGCCTTATATTTCTAAGCTTTCTGGATTGCGTGGTAATCCTACTACTATTGTATATGATCCAATCGATGATGTCTATGTTCAACAATTTGAATTTGACAACAACGAACAACTGTCAATAGCACAACAGCTTAATGTAGATGTTGCTGACATTCGTGAAAAAATCGAAGAGCTTAGACTTGAAAATTCCAGAGATACTGGTGAAGATAATGCTCTCATGACATTGGTCGCTAACCTAACTCTACGTGTCGCTGCACTAGAAAATAACCCATGACAAAGAAAGCAACTGAAGATAAGTTCAATGAGTTGCATAATATCTTGACTGAAGAGTTGCTCTCCCGAGTTAAATCGGGGGAGTGCTCTACCCAAGATCTTAAAGCTGCAATTGATTGGCTTAAACAAAATGACATTACGGGTGTTGCTTATGAAGGTAACCCCCTACATAAATTGGCAAGTGTAATGCCAGAAATTGATCCCGAAATGGTACAGCGGAGGCTCTATGGCAAGAGAGAAACTTCCGTATAACAAGTTGGGTAGGACCGCTAAGTTCTACCGCAACAATCCAGAGGCTGATGTAAAGCATAAAGCATCGTCAAAGAAGGCGGCGAAGAAACCTGCAAGAATGAAGAAGAACGCTGAAACTAGAAAGTACCGTCGTAATAACGGACTAGAAGGTAAAGGCGGACCTGACGTTCATCATGGTCCTAATGGACTAATGACTATTTCTGCACGTAAGAATCGCCAAATTAAATGACTCCTCTCCCTACTCCTGACCATTACATACACAACTTGATAGCGATGACATCCTCTGAAGCAAAGCGCCTTTGGAGGCGCAATATCAAGGAATACTTTGACAATACATGTATTTACTGTGGAAAAACTTATGACTTATCTGATCTTACTCTCGACCATGTTCATCCTAAGTATCATGGTGGACGAGATGACACGAGCAACCTCGTCTGCTCTTGTCCCAGTTGTAATCAGGAAAAGGGATCAACACATTGGCGAGACTATATAGCTCGCTTTCAAAATCCACTAAGGGAACAAATTATTCTTAACTACACAAATGGCTAAAATTACATCTTCACGACGCCGAGCTAATCGTACTAGTGTCCGTACCAAAATAACTAAATCTGGTGGTGGTAGCCCTGGTAGCGCCAAGATCACCGCTGGTCGTGGTGGTAAACCGTCTCACCCTAGTGCTAAAGGTGCCAACAAAGTTACGTCTTCTGCGGATCGTACCGTTCGTCAAGGACGTGGTGCACAACGTCAATTGACGGGTAAACCTTCAACTCAAACTCAACGTTTGACGGGAACAAAGACCAAAGCTTCTCTTCCTTCTCAAGGGCAAACTGGCGGCAATAAGCCCCCTAAAGGTACTAAAGCACCTGTTGATGGTCGTAAACCACCGACTCGTCGTCAGAGGGCTATTACCAAACAACAAGATGCGGCACGCGGATCTAAAGGCAATAAAGTCAAGACTGCTAAAGGCAGTAAGGTTCAGACAGGTTACTCAGACGATCTTAAAAAGCTTGCACAACTTGGTAAGAAAATTCTTTCTGGTGCCCTCAAACCACGCACTGGTGCACAAGGTGCTGGTGCATATATTGCTAAAAAGGTTTGGGATAGTAAGGGTCTCCCAGGAGCTTCCAACATGTCCCTGTTAGGTGGCGATGCTCCTGTTAAAAAGAGGAATAAGAAATGAGTCAAGCATCACGTTTAATGGGTGGCGGTAACAGCGGTAAGAAACCAATCAAAAGGAAAGTTGGTACACGAGCTGTTCTTAACGGTAAGCCTGTTATGTGGGACGGTAAAAAGTGGGTTCCTGCTAAAAAGTATAAGTCTACTAGCAAACAACCAAACCGTCTTACCGCTCTAAATACTACCCCTGCTAAAACTAAAAAATCTAAGAAACCTAAAGTATCTAATATCCCACCTAGTGAAGGTACTGGTAAACTAGCAGAACAAAGACTTCGTTATGGTCGTTATCAAGATGGTGCTATTACCATCAAAAACGGGATTCGTTGGAAATACGATGGCAAAAATAATAAATGGATTAATTTAGGTAGTGTTAAACCTACTAAAGTTAAACCCTCCCCTAAGCCCCCTAGGAACCCTCCTAAGCCCCCTAAAAGGAAAGTTAAGCCTATTCCTAAGCCCGCAGAGACAAAGCCCTCTAGGAGCGCCATACACACGTATAAGGAACATGGCTCTGATACGCACGTTGGTCGCTATAAGACTTTAAAAGAACATCGTGCTGCTGTCGAAGCTAAGAAAAAAGAACAAAGCAAATGAAAGACCCAAACGTTTGGATTACTAACGAGCAATTTGCTGCTGCTTATACCCGCTTGTTTTTGCCTGATGTGGCAGATGTAAAGCAGCCTAAGAAAAACTCTCAACCACGGAAAAAGAAATGAACAAGAAACAGTATAAGTCGCGTATCCAAGACCTAAAACGTTTTGTCAATAACAACCAGTATCAGCAACGTAATCCTGCTGGTGTAGCTCGTGCTCAAGCACAATTAGATACGCATATGCAAATTAAACAAGCTTCTCAAGCTGGTGTAATTAACAAGGCTCAAAAGAAACAACAGCGTGCTGCCATCTTTGATGCACCTGATCCTCTTTACAACGGCGCTCAACGTTCCAATAAACTCTATTAATTTGTGAATACACTTGACTTATTAAAGTCGGATTTCAAGCTGTTCCTGCAGGCTCTGTGGGCGCAGCTTGATCTGCCCTCTCCTACTAGAGCACAATATGCAATCGCAGACTACCTACAACACGGTCCTAAACGTCTACAGGTTCAAGCTTTCCGTGGTGTAGGTAAATCTTGGATTACAGGTGCCTTCGTTCTGTGGACGCTATTCAATGACTCTGAAAAGAAGATCATGATTATCTCTGCATCCAAAGAACGTGCTGACAACATGTCAATCTTCCTACAGAAATTAATCATTGAAACTCCCTGGCTTGATCATTTGCGCCCTAAATCTGATGATTCCCGCTGGGCTCGAATCTCGTTTGATGTCAATTGTTCGCCACACCAGGCACCATCAGTCAAATCAGTCGGAATCACAGGACAGCTGACTGGATCCCGTGCCGACCTGATGATCCTTGACGATATCGAAGTTCCTGGTAACTCAATGACAGAACTGATGAGAGAAAAACTCCTTCAGTTAGTCACAGAAGTTGAATCTATCCTTACTCCTAAAAATGATTCTCGCATTATTTTTCTTGGGACACCCCAAACTACCTTCACCATCTACCGTAAACTTGCCGAACGTAACTACAGACCATTCGTCTGGACAGCTCGTTACCCACGCGATACTGAAAACTACGAAGGTTTGCTCGCCCCACAACTACAAGAAGATATCGAAGAAAGTAAAAGAAGACGGAACAGTAGTCAAAAAGACAAAAGTAAAGTCTCGTCTTCATTGTCGCAAAGAGACACATACGATCTATCATGGACACCCACCGACTCAGATAGATTTGATAATTCCGATCTTCTAGAACGAGAAGCTTCGATGGGAAGGAGCAACTTTATGCTCCAGTTCATGCTAGATACGAGTCTTAGTGATGCTGAAAAATTCCCTCTCAAAATGTCTGATCTGGTTGTTACCAGTGTCAACCCTACCTCTGCTCCTGACAATGTCGTCTGGTGCTCAGATCCGTCGAACGTTATTAAAGACTTACCCACAGTCGGTCTCCCAGGAGATTATTTTTACAGTCCGATGCAACTCTCTGGTGAATGGACCCCTTACACGGAAACAATCTGCTCAATTGATCCGTCAGGTCGAGGAACAGACGAAACTGCCGCAACATTCTTATCTCAGAAGAACGGCTTCCTCTACTTGCATGAAATGCGTGCGTACCGCGACGGCTACAGCGACACAACCTTGCTAGATATTCTCCGTGGTTGTAAGAAATATGGTGTCACTAAACTCCTTATTGAAACTAATTTCGGTGATGGTATCGTCTCTGAACTCTTTAAAAAACACCTCCAACAAACTAAACAAGCTATTGACATAGAAGAGGTACGTGCCAATGTCAGAAAAGAAGACAGAATTATCGACGCCCTTGAGCCTGTTCTTAATCAGCATCGTCTTGTTGTCGACCGTAGTGTTATCGACTGGGACTTTAAGTCCAATCCCGATGCTGCTCCTGAGGAGCGACTCCTCTATATGCTCTTCTACCAAATGAGTAGAATGTGTCGAGAGAAAGGTGCCGTTAAACATGACGAC